GGCACGAGGCTTTGCGACTTCGACCGCCGATTATCCTCAGCGTGTTGCTACCGTAAATGGCTCTAAGCTTGCCCAGCTGGATCAGTGATGGTTTCCTCTGGTAAAAGCCTGCAAGGCTTCGCATAATTTTCAGACGTTACGTTGAGCGGCCTGTGGACCATGGCAGCGCCTCCACGGGTCGGTTAATGTAACGTCCATTATGCGAACGACCTTATCCCTCTCAGATCGCGCTGTACGCGATGCGAAGGCCTATATGGCCAACGCTGACCCCGTCCACGCGATTGAATCTCTTATCGACTCCTATGGTCGCCTTGTTGCCGAGCTTCGCAAGCTTCGCTCGCGATCCATCCAGTTCGACGCCGAGTCCGCAGAACTGGATTCTCTTGTCTCCAGCCTGCGCCAGATAGCCAGGTCTATCGATCAACTTTAGGTACCATTACTGTTCACCAGGTGCGATCGATCTCGAACTAAATGGTACCAAAAGGCTTGACTCATTCTGTAGGAATGGTACCATTAAGTTATCCCGGGTTTGCACCTGGTCAACTCCAAAGGTACCAAAATGCTAGTCAAAATCCTTGATGCAGACCCTGACTTTGTTGAAGCCCTCAAGACTTCCACCGGTACGACTACCGGTTCGAAGGCATATGCCTATGCAGCCGCTAACTACTCCCAGCTGTCACAGAAGGTCATGCAATCCCTGATCGACAAACGCGCGCTCCTCAATGAAATTGACCGCCTCGAGCGAATTATTGAAGGCGCCCGATCTGCTGCAGCACAACTGCTCGAGCGCACAGGGCAATCAGAATTCGACGTGTGACCGGTACCAAAAACGACCGCTGCAGATCTTCCCAGGACAAACAAAAGGTACCGAATATGTTCTTCTCTGATCCCATGCTTGACCTTGTTGCCACCCTTTTTTGCGGTCCAATCGCGATAGCCTTCATGGTCATTTGCTGGCATCTGGGATCCAAGTCCCTGCGCGCCTTCAAGTGAGATAATCGGTACCAATTCCTCAGCCGGCACCGCGGACCAGGTTGAGTTATTGGTACCTTTTACCTCGACCTGCCCGAAGGGCATTAGGCGCCACTCTCCCTCAAGTCGGCCGTTCAAACATCCGCGCCGATACCCGGCAACGCCGGCCGGTCTCCCGCCCAATAAAAAACCCCCAGTGATCGTCCGATCACTGAGGGTCTATTTGCGTGCCTGGCTTTCGTAGCGCCTTCGTCATTCGTCCGCGTGCTGCTTCAACTGCTTTTCCCTTGCACGTCTCCAGCGCGAAGCCAGCTCGGTCCCGTGACGTCCAGCACCACCGCTGGACAGGTCCCGGTAGGTCCTATTTTCCAGCCCGCTTTTAATCTTTCGTTGCTCTCAGGTAGCAGGCCGCATCTGCCTTCTTTCCAAGCGTCCGCTGTTGTAGCAGCAGGATTTGCCGTGCTCGCTCACAGGCTGCCTCAGATGGCTCTTCTAGAGTCGCCATAGGCTTGCCGCTCATGAACAGCACCACTACCCACATCGATAGCATTCACACCTCGATTTCAGCTGCGCAGGGTGGGGGTGCTGTTACACCCCCACTTTATTGTGGTTTTCCACAATTTCTCCCTTCACTCCGTCTCAACTATCACTTCACCGCTTTCCGAAAGCCGTGCGTAAGGTATTGATTTGTCTAGGATTTTGTGAACCAGCTCGCTATCCCTAAGCGGCTGCATCCCTTTTTTTATCAGTAACTTATTGATTTCAATAGCTTTCTGCCTAATAGCCTCTTGCTCGGCATTTGTCAGTCTTACGTTTGTGGCCATGCCATCACCGTTCATCAAATTCCCTCCGAATAATACATGTGTGCACGCAGACAAGTGTTGACGTGTGCAGTTCCACATGTGTAGATTCGCATCCTATGTTATTTGTGTGCATGTGTAGGGAATTCTTGCATGATCATCGATTGGTTGACCGTTTCACAGGAGTACGACCACGATCTGCCGATCGTCTGTGACGTATTCACGCTTACCATCGACTCCAGCACGAATGAGGTACTCAGCACACGTCAACCTCGCTTCAAGCATGAAGCTAGCCATTCGACTTCCGTTACCATCCACGTTCAGGGCCGTAAGGTTCGTGTAGAGGGTAACCCCAGCAGGGTAGGCCGCCTTGACAATCTCTTTGGTTACACCTCAATCGAGCAATGCATTTCTGTCTACAACTCGTTACTGCGCCAATACGGGCTTCCCGCTTTCACTCGTTGCACTCGCCTTGATATCCGTCAAGGCCAATCTGGAGCTAAGTCAGGTGATCGCATCGCCGATGGCGCCAAAATTGAACGAATCGACTTAACAACCAATGTTGCTCTTGGCGAGGGTAATGTCCTTGCTTATCTTCGCGGCGTCTCAAGTCAGCGCATTGGCCATTCCATCGGATTTCTTTATCCGAATGGCCGTACTGTTTCATGGACTCCTAAGGGCAATGGTCAAGGCGGGCGGCTCCAGTATCGTAAGGCTTACGATAAAGCTTTTGAAATGGATCAGAACCTTCTGCCAAAGATTAAGCGCCTTCATGGCGAAAACTCCCCTGAATACTCCTATGTGAAGCAAGTCAGGGATTACTGTTTCCATAACGGCGTTGTACGTATGGAACAGGAATTAAAGAACGAATACCTCCAACGTGAGGGGCTCTCTTTTTGGGGCCTATTTGACGAAAAGCGTCTACCGGAACTGCATAAAGAGTTCCTTAAAATTGATGAGCGCCTAAAGGTGACAGCTATGGATATCGTTAGTATTAGTGGCCAACTCGTTGCAGAGGGCATATGTGATAACTTACGCTCTGCCCGTACAACTGCAAGTTATGCTCTTGAGTGGATGACCGGCGCTGATCTTGACTTCTCCAAAAAGCAAGTTAACACCCACGCCGCAAAACTCAACAGGATTGGTATTAATATCCGTAATGCCTGTGATACAAGCCGCTTTGCCCCTGTATTTGTTCGCCAGTGTCGCGAGGTTGAAAAATCTCCACTGACTATCCCTAACTGGTACAGGCGTGCTAATCACCTGAGCATTGCAGCATGAAGATTGTCAGCTTCCAAGGTATTCAGCTTACTGCCGGACAGAGACTCCGCCAGAAGCAACAGGCGCACGTTCGTGCCTTTATGAATCCTATTTTGCAAGCTTCAATTGAAGATACTATTAAGTCTCTCGACAAACGAAAAGAGGAGGGTGCTAAGCCAGAGCGCCAATGGTTCCTCGAACATCAATCCACTGGCACTCTCTGCATTGCAGAATATATGGGGTTTTAATCATGTCTCAACCTTCTCTCGTAATGCTCGTTGAAGTCACCGGCGCCGTCACCCGTCGCGGCATTGCCGCAAAGTCTCAGAAGCCTTACGCGCTCTATCAGGCTTTTGTCCATCTCCCTGGTTATCCCTATCCTCAAGAGGCGTCCTTTTACGCTGAGGGTGATTCTAATGTCCCTCAAGCTGGGGTTTATGAGTGTGATTATTCTTTCACCATGAAAGATGGCCGCGTCGTTCTTAGTGATATTGATCCTCGTCAAGGGCGTCGCCAGAATATGCCACCTCTCAGCGCTGCACCTAAAGTCGGCACAGCCTAATCAACATCACCTGGAGCTAATATGTCTTTCTACTTTGTTTGCCCAGGTGAGGCATCAGTAACCTCTACAACTGTTCAGTGCACCCAAGCCATAACAACAGTCGACGCTTCAGGCAATGAGCCGTATTTCACCTATGATCAGCGGCAAACAATTATCGATGGCACTTTGACTTGTCTCATCGCCATCCTTGTTTGCTGGCTCTGTAAGAAAGCTCTTGATATTTAACCCAACCCACGAAAGGAAGTACCGCATGAACTCTCTCAAAAAGCTCTACACCAACGCTCTTGCTAAACCTGCTGCAAAGCTCTCTCTCGTTGCTGGTGGCTTGCTCGCTTCTGGCCTTGCAATGGCCGATGGCGAGGGTGCTGCAGCGACCACTCAAATCAGCGCAGCGCAGACAACGGTTGCAGAGATCGCAGCCGCCGTTCTGACGGTCTACGTTTCTATTAAGGTGTTTAAACTGATTCGCTCGGCCCTTTAATTAGGTAGTTCTTACCTCTTTGGACCCCTGCGCAATGCGGGGGTTTTTTCTATTACAATCAATTAGGTATTGCTATGCGTGGCATACTTCTATCCATAATTTCTTTCTTTGGCATACTTCTTTCTTTTTCTGCCTATGCCACCGATTATTACTGGCAGTATTCTTCTGGCAGCCCCCATTATTCATCACCTTCTTCTGCCTGTGACGCAGTTATGACTGCCTACTATGGCGGCACCACTTTCGGCGGTTACACTTATTCTGGTGCTGTTAAAGTTTCTGTCGATACTTACCAATGTCAGGGCACTAACTCCTCAGGTTCTACAACCGATTTGGCCGATGTATCTAGGCAGGGCGACTCTTGTTCTGAAGGCTCTACATATGATTCTTCCACTGGCACTTGCAAATCCTCTCAGAAAGATGGCGATTTGTGCTCCGATCAGACCGGCGCTATTTCGGCCTCAAGCTCATCTATCGCAATCCCTATGATTTACGACTCCACAGTAGCTGGATGCGTCAAATTCCCTGATGCTGCCCCTGCTGCTATGTGCAAATATATGGCTTCAACTGACAACGGTACTTCTTCTGCCACCTACTCTGTTGATGGTATTAGCAACGATATTGGATTAGGTGTTGCGCCTCCAACCTTTGTTACTGATGCGGGAGGCTGTGAATATAAGACTCTTCTTACAACCAGCTGCAAGGTAATGGTAGACGGTACCAGTACTTGCGTAGTTACTGCGCAGCTAACCGGCAATGTTGGTACAGTAACCAGCGGTGACACTACCAAAAGTTCTCTGTGCACTTCTCCCGCTGGCTGTAAGGTAGATACCACCCCTCAGACCACATATACTGATACTGGCTGCGCCGAAAAGGGCAACTGCACTGAGGAAACCAAATCCGATACCTCTGGCTCTCAGGATTGTCTCACAAATGGTTCTTTGGTCTGTAATAACAGCAAGCCAACATCTACGGCAACAAAGACCACTACAAGTACTGCATCAACCAATAATACTGATGGTTCGGTCAGTAGCACCGTTACCGCAGACACTACCACCACTAAATGCACCGACTTAAATACCTGCATCACAAAGACCTCAACCACTAACACAACTTCAAAAACGACCGCGTCTGGATCAACCTCAACAACTTCAACTTGTACCGGGTCCTGTAATGCAAACGGCACAGCTACAACACCAGGGGAGGGTGATGACGATGAAAATACTGACGAGGGTTCTGCATCTGCCTCTAGTGACTGTAAAGTTCCACCGGCTTGCGATGGTGATCCATTCAGCTGCGCGTTGCTCAAACAAGCGTGGATTGATTCCTGTGCAGTTCGCGCACTTCCAACAGTTGCCGAAAAGGCGGATGCAGATGCAGCAGTCGCAAAACAAGTAGCAGCGCTCGACGCTAACCAGCAGACGCTAGACGATAGTGTTAGCTCTCTTGTCTCCGGTTTCCAATCAGCGACAAGTACTAGCGTAGGCGGGCAGTGCTTCACTGATAAAACCTTTCCGGTCCAGGGCTATTCAATAACGCTACCATTTTCTCAGACCTGCCCCTACCTAGAATGGCTTCGTTACGGCGTGCTCTGCGTTGCGTACTTAATCGCACTCCGTATTGTCACTAAGGAGATATAGAAATGTTCCAAGTGCTCTTTGCTGCTGGTATCTCACTTTTCCAATGGGTTCTCCCGCGTCTTATGGCTATTGCAGGAGTCGCAACAGTCTCTGCTGCCGTATATACGCCGATGCTAAACCTGCTTCAAAACAAGATAACTGCCAGCTTTACTGGCCTCTCTGCCGAAGCGCTCGGCTTCATTCAGTTTGTTGGCATCCCAAATGCGATATCTATTATCTTCGCCGGGATAACTGTTCAAATCGGTATTAAGGCCGCTAAAGCAGCCTTTGCCAAGAAAGGAGCAACCAACGATGTTTAAACTCGTCACCGGATTGCCCGGCGCTGGAAAGACCTCCAATGAGCTTTGGAAGTTTCTAAATGCACCCGAGTATGCAAACCGCCCAAAGTACTGTACTCCTGTCAATGGTTTCGAGCCAGACAAGCACGGTGTAAAGCCTATTGATCATATAAGCTGCTGGCAGGAACTCCCTGAAGGTTCAGTAATATTCTGTGACGAGGTTCAGGATTATATTGGTACCGATTTAGGAAAGATTGAGCCCGACTGGGTCAAGCAGCTTGCTCGCCACCGTCATTTTGGTTATGACTTCATCTGTACCACTCAAAGCCCCATGTACCTGCACTCCTTTGTTCGTAAGCTTGCGCAGCCCCATATCCACTACTCTAAACCATATGGCATGAAAGGCTTCGAGTATCAGTGGGAGACTGTTCAGAATGACCCTACAACAAAGTCTGCCAAGGCCATCGGCCAACGCAAGATGGTTTCCCCTAATCCCGGAGTTTTCAAGGTCTACACCTCCACAGTGCTCGACACCCATAAGGCACGCCCACCTTATAAGATATTAATTACCCTGGGTCTTTTCGTTCTCCTTGCCATTTCCCTAAGTATTTTCTCTTTCACTCGCGTGAAACATATTGGCGAGCCTGACCATTCAGCCCAAACAGATACAACCACTACTTCTCACACTGTTACAGTTACAAAGCCATTTCCAAGTTCGACAGTTACCACGCAGCAAACAAATGACACACCGGCAAAAACCACTTGGACTGAGGACAATATTAAGCCTCGCATACCCGGTCTTGCATATACGGCGCCAATTTACGATCAGCTAACAACTCCTACAGACTTTCCCCGTGTCGCGGGCTGCATCACCTCAAAGGACCCTGATCGCTGCGGTTGTTACACCCAGCAGGGTACTCCGCTCGATGTCCCTAGAAGCGCATGTGAGGTCTTTGTTAAGGTTGGCAACTTCGATCCCTGGCTAACAGGCCGTCGTCAACAACAGCAGCAACTTGCGCAATCAAAGCAGCAGAGCCAGGCTGTACAAACTGACAAAGCTTCTAAGACCCTGGCGGCAGTGCTCATCGACTCACGGGCAGACCAAAGGGCGCAGTCGCAAGGAGCCGAGGCACGAGGCTTTGCGACTTCGACCGCCGATTATCCTCAGCGTGTTGCTACCGTAAATGGCTCTAAGCTTGCCCAGCTGGATCAGTGATGGTTTCCTCTGGTAAAAGCCTGCAAGGCTTCGCATAAT